GTTCAAGGATGGTGTGTATGTTTCCGGTCAGGAAGAAATTGAATCTGTAATGATAAAACACATCAGTGGTCTTTCTAATGCAAAGCGGTCAGAAGTTTTGAAATATCTGAATTTGTTATTGTTGCAAAACACTGAACCTGCACCTGCACATTTGATTGCATTCAGAAATGGAATCTATGACATTTTAGAAGATGAATTGAAACCATTTTCACCAAATGTTGTGATTACAAACCGCATCCCTTGGGACTACAACCCAAATGCATATTCTGAATTGGCAGATAAGACCCTTGACAAGATTGCTTGTAATGATAAGCAGGTCAGAACCATTCTTGAAGAATGCATTGGTTCTTGTTTCTATCGGTCAAACACTTTGGGTGGTGGAAAAGCCTTCATTCTGACAGGTGAAGGTTCAAACGGAAAATCAACTTTTATTGCAATGGTTCAGCATCTTCTGAATGAAGATAATATTTCAGCATTGGATTTGAAAGAACTTGACCAAAAATTTCAGAATGCAGCACTATTTGGGAAATTGGCAAACCTTGGTGATGACATTAGTGATGAATTCATTGTCAATGCATCAATCTTCAAAAAGTTTGTCACAGGTGAAAGGGTTCAAGTTCAGAACAAAGGTGAAAAACCTTTTGACTTCAACAATTATGCAAAATTCTTGTTTTCTGCAAACAACATTCCAAGAATCAAGGACAAGACCGGTGCAGTATTAAGAAGATTGTTGATTGTTCCCTTCAATGCAAACTTTACCAAGGATGACCCTGACTATGATTCAGGCATCAAATACAAACTTGAAGAACAGGAAGTCATGGAATATTTGATTGTTCTTGGAATTGAAGCATTGAAAAGGGTTCTTGAACATGGATTCACTGAATCAGACAAAGTTCAGGAACAGTTGAAGGAATATGAAGAAACAAACAACCCCATCATTGGATTCTTTGATGAAATGCAGATGGAAGAATTTCAGATTGAAAATGAACAGTCTGACAAGGTATTCAAAAGGTATAAAGAATATTGTCTTGCAAACAACTTCAATCCTATGTCAAAGAATGAGTTTTCAAGGCAGCTTTGCAGAAAACTTGGAATGACCACAAAAACCAAGAAAATCAATGGCAAAGTTTACAGAATATATGTGAAAAACTAAAAAGAAAGGACTTGAAAAATATGAATGCAGTTGAAAAAGATGTCAATGAATTGATATTCAAAGAATTGAACAGTGCAAATGAAAAACATCCACTGTTTTCTTCACCCCATCATGGATATGCAGTCATTAAAGAAGAAATTGAAGAAGTGATGGATGGTATGAATATGATGCTTGAAGTGTTTTCAAATGCTTGGTCAGGCATCAAGAAGGATGAAAATGTGTTTGAACAAATCAAAGCAGTCAGAGAAATTGCAAGACATATTGCAACAGAATCAATTCAGGTGGCTGCAATGTGTGACAAATACAATATGTCACTTGCAGGTGATGGTGGTTGTGATGGCAAAGAATAGTCCATTTTATAATCAAGAAGGTTATCCAGACCCTACTGCATACGAAGGAACAAAGGACATCATCAGAACAGAAGCAAAGATTGAAAAGAAATGCAGTTTTTTGATTGATGTTTTGAAGTTCATTATCAGGGAATCAGGATTTGAACTTCTGAACCGCATTGAATTAAAACATATTGAATCAGGGAAGGTGTTCAAATGACAAAACAACAGATTTTTCCAACAATTTTGATTGTATTACAATTTTGTGCATCCTTCCCATACCTTGCATCAGGAAATTGGAAAATGGCGGTTTATTGGTTTGCAGCTGCGGTTTTGAATGCTGCGGTGACATATTGAAAGGTTGTGATTTGATGATATATTCAGGTAGAGAAAAAGAAATCGTTGAAAGGGCAAGAAAAGGTGTTGAAAATAGCACTGCGGAATCTTGTGAACATCTTCTTGTGAAGGTTCTTGATAATTTGACAATTTCAGAAACAGAACTTCTTTCGTTGAAAGCAGTTCTTCATGGTTGTAATACCAACAGAAAACTTGTTGGAAGTCATTTTGTTCATAACATTCATGATTCTGAAAACCGGAAGGAAATTTCTTTTGAAAAGGCAATCCAAAATGTGATGTTACTGATTGAAAGATTGGAAGGTGATGCAAATGAAAATTCCTAAAAAGTTGAAGATTGGTGGCAAAGTTTATGATGTTGAAATCACAGACAAATTGAACATGGGTTCAATAAATTATTCAGGTGAAATCATGTATCAGGATTTGGTCATCAGAATTTGTCCTTCTGCACAAGGAAAGATGGAAGCTGATTTTCTGCATGAAATGTTGCATGGTATATTTGACCATTTGGGATATGTCAATCATGATGAAAAGAAAATTGATGAACTTGCAAATGCTTTGTATATGGTGATTCAGGATAACCCGGAAGTTTTTGAAGGGGTTGATGTGAAATGACCTATGAAGAAGCAAAAGCAGAACTGAATGATTTTGAAGGTTTTTGTCACATGGCTTGTAATAGTTGCAGAAGTGAATGGTATTGTCCTTCATATTGTGATGTTCTTGAAAAGGCATCCAAGATGGACTTTGACCGAATCATCAAATGTTATGCAAGAAATGATGGTGAGATGTGGAAGGTGTTCAGATACATCAAATATTGTAAAAGGTAACACATAAAACACTGCATCTGTTACCGCTTGAAAACCGCATAAAATCAGCAGTTGTTGTGGTTGTGGTAACAGGTAACACATAATTCTTTTTTACTTCAATAATTGATAAAAATTATATGTAAAATTTTTGATGTTCGCTAAAAAATAAAAATATAAGAATATAGGTGTTACCTGTTACCCGTTACCTGAAAATTTTGAAGAAAGGATTGATGAAATTGACTGCAAAGCAGCATTTGAAACAAGGTTATAAACTGAATGAACTGATAAATTCATATATTGAAGAACTTGACCAATTAAGGGCATTGTCAACAAGTATTTCTTCACCGAGTGTGTCAGATATGCCATCAGGCGGTTCAGGAAACAAAGAACCTGCATTTGTCAAGGCAATCATGAAGATTGTTGAACTTGAAAAGAAGATAAATGACAAAATTGACAAGTATGTTGATTTGAAGAATGAAATTTCAGAAACTATTGAACAGTTGAGCAATACAGAAGAAAAGGTTCTGTTGCGGTGCAGATACATAAATTTTTATACATGGGAAACTATATGTGAAAAATTGAATGTGTCTATGCGAACAGTTCACAGAATCCATGCATCAGCACTTCAAAATGTAAAATTGCCAAAATAGTTTGAAAATTGGCACAGTGTGTCATACATTGCTATTGTATGCCATTTATAATGTGATATAATTAGTATAATCAAAAAATTGCACAAAGGGTTTTGTGATGACTTCCCCACAGACCCAATGTGCAATTTTTATTTTCACAGAAAGGCAGGTGTTGCAGATGACCGCAAGGCAACAAAGATTTGCAGATGAATATTTGATTGACATGAATGCTGAACAGGCTGCAATTCGTGCCGGATATTCAGAAAAGTATGCAAGGGGTAATGCTCACAAATTAGTTGCAAATAGTGGCATTCAAGAATATATCCAAAAAAGAATGGCTGAAAAGGATTCTGAACTGATTGCAACACAAGATGAAGTCCTTCAAACCTTGACTGCAATCATGCGAAGGGAAAAGAAGGAAGTCATTGTTGCATCACATAAAGTCAGAAAATCATATTTTGATGAAGAAGGCAGGAAATGTGTCAATGAAGAAGAAGTTCCGGTGATGGTTGAAATTGACACAAAAATTTCAGATGTCAACAAGGCTGCTGAACTGCTTGGAAAAAGATATGGTCTTTTCAGTGACAAAGTAAATGTGGAAAGCACACAAAAGGTTGTGATTGTGGATGACCTTGATGAATGATGCAGTTTTCAAAATGTCAGACTTTGTTGGTGGTGGATATAATGAATTTTGGAAGTTCAAAGGTAGATACCGAATTTGTAAAGGTTCAAGAGCATCCAAAAAATCAAAAACCACTGCACTATGGTTCATCAGCAACCTTTCCAAAAAGAAATACAGTGCAGCAAACCTTCTTGTCATCAGAAAAACATTCAGAACATTGAAGGATTCCTGTTTCACTGAATTGAAATGGGCAATCAATAGATTGGGGATGCAGAACACATGGATTCCCAAAGAATCACCCCTTGAAATTGTAAATGTTGAAACAGGTCAAAAGATATATTTCAGGGGTTTGGATGACCCTTTGAAGGTAACATCAATCACAGTTGACCAAGGTGTTCTTTGTTGGTTGTGGATTGAAGAAGCCTATGAAATAATGTCAGAAGATGATTTCAACACAATTGACGAATCAATTCGTGGTGAAGTTCCGGAAGGGTTGTTCAAACAAGTGACAATGACATTCAACCCTTGGAATGAACATCATTGGATAAAGAAAAGATTTTTTGATGCTGAACCTGACCCTGATATTCTTGCAATGACAACAAACTATTTGTGCAATGAATGGTTGGATGCAGCAGATAAAAAGATTTTTGAAACCATGAAGAAGAACAATCCAAGAAGATACAGAGTGGCAGGTCTTGGTGATTGGGGTATTGTTGATGGTCTTGTTTATGAGAATTGGAAGGAAGAAGCCTTTGTTCTTATGACCAAGAAAGAATTCAATGATATGAAAGAAAATGAAAGACCTGACAATGTGGTGTTCTTGGATGATGTTCAGAATGGTCATGGACTTGACTTTGGATATACCAATGACCCATCAGCAGCATTCATTGGTTTTGTTGATATAAAAAATTCAAAAATCTATGTTTGGGATGAAATGTATGAAAAAGGTCTTTCAAATAAAAAGATTTATGAAAACATTTCCAAATTGGGATATTCCAAAGAAAGATTCACCGGTGATTCAGCAGAACCAAAAAGCATTGATGAATTAAAGGGTTACGGATTGAGAATCACCGGTGCAACCAAAGGCAAAGACAGTGTGAACAATGGCATTCAGTGGATTCAGGATTGTGAAATCATCATTCATCCAAGATGTGTGAACTTCCTGACCGAGATTGCAAACTATACATGGGACAAAGACAAATTTGGAAACAAATTGAATGTTCCAATTGATGATTTCAACCACTTAATGGATGCCATGCGTTATGGTCTTGAAAAATACATCAAGAAGAATGGTTGGATGTATTAGTATCATATTAGTAACAAATAACCCTGATTTCCTTGGAATGATGGGTTTTTGTATATATTACTTCATAAAGAAAGGCGGTGAAAAAGAATGCTGAAAGAAAATGAAATCTATAATCTGATTCATGAAGATGCTATCAGTGCAAGGAAACAATCAGCATCAGTTGGTCAAAGGTATTATGAAGGCAAACATGACATTCTGCATTATAAATTGTATTATTACAATGCAGATGGCAAGTTGGTTGAAGATGAAACAAGAAGCAACATCAAAATATGTCATCCATTTTTCACCGAATTGGTTGACCAATGTGTTCAGTTTATGTTGTCCGGGAATGAACCTTTTGTCAAGTCTGATATTCCTGAACTGCAAACTGAATTGAACAAATATTTTGGTGAAGATTTCAAATCTGAATTTGCTGACACCTTGACTGACACTTGTGCAGGTGGTTTTGGATATATGTATGCATATAAGAATATTGATGACAGAACTTCATTTGAATTTGCTGATGCAATGGGTGTTGTGGAAGTCAGAGCAAAGGACAGTGATGACCATACAGAATATGTCATTTATTGGTATATTGACCGCATTGACAAAGGCACAAAGAAGGTCAAAAGAATTCAGGTATGGGATGCAAAACAAACCACATATTTTGTGCAGATAGATGATGGAAAGATTGTCAAGGATGAAGATGAACCAATGAATCCAAGACCACACATCCTTTATACAAAGGACAATGATGATTCTTTGTATTATGATGGATTTGGTTTCATTCCCTTCTTCCGTATTGATGCAAACAGAAAACAGAAAAGTCATCTGCATCCAATCAAAGATTTGATTGATGACTATGATTTGATGGCTTGCGGTCTTTCAAACAATCTGCAAGATGTCAGTGAAGCATTGTATGTGGTCAAAGGTTTTCAGGGTGATAACCTTGAAGAAATGATTCAGAATATCAAGGTCAAGAAACATATTGGTGTTGAACCTGATGGTGATGTGGATGTCAAGACAATTGACCTTCCATATAATGCACGAATGAACAAACTTGATATTGATGAAAAGAACATATACAGGTTTGGAATGGGATTCAATTCTGCACAATTGGGTGATGGCAATGTGACCAATGTGGTCATCAAATCAAGATATGCACTTCTTGACCTGAAATGCAATAAACTTGAAACCAAGGTCAAATCCTTCTTGAAGAAGTTGACAAAAATTGCATTGCAGGAAATCAATGAACTGAATGGCACTGATTATCAGTTGTCAGATGTGTATTTTGAATTTGAAAGAATTGTCATGACCAATGCATCAGATAATGCACTGATTGAAAAGACAGAAGCAGAGATTCAGCAAATCAGACTGACAACAATTCTGAATGCAGCTGCAAGGCTTGACAATGACACTGTTCTTCATGCGATTTGTGAACTGTTTGAACTTGATTTTGAAGATGTCAAAAGCAAAATTGAACAGAATCCGGTTGTGGATTTGAATGGTGCAAGTGAAGCACTATTGAATGCACCAATTGATGATTCAGGCGGTGATGGTAGTGAATAAAAGACAGAAAGAAGTTTTGCAATTAGCACTGCAAGATGAAGATGCAGTTTTGAAGGCACTTGAACACAATTACACTGTTGCACTTGCTGACATCAAAAGGAATATCAGAGAACTTCAAGCAAATCCCCTGACCCAATCAAAAGCATATCAATTGGAATTTCAAAAGCAATTGGAAAGTCAGGTTTCCGGAATCCTTGACAATCTTCAAGGAAAGAACTTTGCATCAATTGCTGATTATCTCAATACATCATATATCAATGGATTCATTGGAAATATGTATGATATGCAAGGACAGGGTGTTCCCTTGATTATTCCTATTGACCAAAAGCAGGTGTTGAAAGCAGTTCAAAAGACAGGTGATAATTTCAAACTGTCAAAGAAACTTGGTGGTTCTGTTACAAAGTTGAAGAAACAGGTGCAATCAGAACTGACAAGGGGTCTTGCAACACAGTTGTCTTATATGGACATTGCAAGGAACATTTCTGATTATGGTATTGCTGACATGAACCGGGCAAAGAACATTGCAAGAACAGAAGGTCACAGGGTTCAGAATGAATCAAGATTTGATTCAATGAGAGCTGCAAAGGAAAGGGGTGCTGACATTGTAAAACAATGGGATGCAACACTTGATGGTGCAACAAGAGAAGAACACAGACTTCTTGATGGTCAAATTGTTGAAATTGATGAAGATTTCACAATTGATGGTTATTCTGCACCTTATCCGGGCGGTTTTGGTGACCCATACATGGATTGTCATTGCAGATGTGCAGTTCTGCAAAGGGCAAGATGGGCGGTCAAAGATGAAGAATCATATCAGAAATGGAACAATGAACAAGGTGGATTTATCAAATGCACCGGATTTGAAGATTTCAAATCACAGTATTTGAAAGCAACCAAACAATAGTTTGATTTGAGCATCCAACAAAGGGTGCTTTTTTCATACCTTCTTCAAAAGTCAGAAGTAAAACAGAGCATTCAAAAGGCAAGATGTAACTTGTAAAAATCATATTTTTGAAAGGTGGTATTTAGACCATGACATTACAGGAAATTTTGAAGGCAAAGGGTTTGTCTGATGAAGATGTTGAATCTGTCATTGGTGAAATGAAACAGAATAAGATTTTCACCGCAACAGAAGAAAACCTTGACATCAGATATGGCAAATTGAAAGGTGATTTTGATAATCTCACCAAGAAAGATGCTGAATCAACACAGTTGATTGAACAGTTGAAGAAAAGCAATGCCGGCAATGAAGGACTTCAACAGAAAATCACTGAATATGAAGGCAAGATTCAGAACTTGGAACAGGAATTGCAACAGACAAGAATTGAATCTGCTTTGAAGGTTGCTTTGCTTGAAGCAAATGTGACTGATGTTGATTATCTTGCATTCAAAATCAAGGAAAAGGGTGAAGTGGCACTTGGTGATGATGGCAAAATCAAAGGTATTGATGACACCATTGCAGCACTGAAAACACAGTTCCCCCAACATTTCACATCTGAATCCAAAAAGAAGATTGATGAAAACAAACTTCCGGGTTCTGATGATGGTCATGAAGGTATGACCAAAAAAGACCTTCTGTCAAAACCTTATGCGGAAAGGCAGAAGATTTTTGCTGAAAATCCTGATTTATTCAGGGAAGTAATGAATTCTTAAAAGAAAAATTTGAAAGGTAAAGGTGATTTATTATGGCAGTAACAATGATGAAAAACATGATTAACCCGGAAGTTATGGGTGCAATGATTGAAGCAAAGGTTGAAGCCCTTGCGAAACTGACACCTTATGCAAAGGTTGACACAACCCTTGTTGGTGTTCCCGGTGACACAAAGACAGTTCCTTGTTGGAACTATATTGGTGATGCAGAAGATGTTGCAGAAGGTGCAGAAGTTGGTCTTTCGCAGTTGACCGCATCTTCCACTGAATTCACCATTAAGAAGGCAATGAAGGCAGTTGGTATCACACAGGAAGCAGTCAACAGTGGTCTTGGCAATCCTATTGGTCAGGCTGAACATCAGTTGGCAAAGGCTATTGTTGGCAAGGTTGACAATGACCTTATTGATGCAGCATACACATCCAAAAATGAGTATGATGGCACAGGTGATGTGATTGGTTATGCCGGAATTGTCGGTGCAGTCACAAAGTTTGAAGATGAAGAAGATGGAATTGACAAGGTGATGTTCATTCATCCTAAACAGGAAGCACAGTTGCTTGTTGACCCTGACTTCATTTCTGCTGATAAATTTGAAGCAGGTGTTGCGGTTCGTGGTTCTATCGGTAAGATTGCCGGTTGTTGGATTAAGAAGTCCAAGAAAGTTATTCTTGATGAAGGTGTTTACATGAACCCTGTTATCAAACTTGAACCGGATTCTGCTGAAACAGAATACACAGAAGATGAACTTCCTGCACTCACAATCTTCTTAAAGAAGGACACTTCCATTGATGCAGAATGGTTTCCTAAAAAGCAGCAGACAGACATCACCGCTTGCAAATATTATGGTGTTGCACTCACAAATGCTGCAAAAGTTGTCATTGCAAAGTTTGCGGAAGCTGCACAGGGTTAAGAAATTAGACCCATCACCGGCAATGGTGGTGGGTCTTTGATTTCATAATGAAAGGGGTGCATCTGTTTGATAATCAATGTTGAAGAATTGATGAATATGCCTGAATTCAATGGATTGTCTGAAAGTGTTCTGAAAAGAAAACTGAATGCAATTGAAGGTCTTATCAGAGCATACACCAACAACAATTTTCAAAATCGGTCAATTCGTTTTTATGCACCTTCTTCTGATGCGGTTTTGCAGGACACTTTCAATCTTTTGAAGGTTGGTGATACAGTTCAGATTGGTGAATCAATCAATGATGGATTGTATGTCATCACTGATATTGACAACATCAATGACACAATTGCATTGGACAAAGACTTGATTGATTCAGAAATGAACATGGTCACAAAAGTTGAATATCCGGATGCGGTGGTTGAAGGTGTCATCAACCTGATGATTTGGGAAGTTCAGAACCGGTCAAAGGTAGGAATTCAATCAGAAACACTTTCAAGACATTCAGTGACCTATTTTGCACAAGATGCAAACAACCAATTGATGGGTTATCCAACAACCCTTCTTGGATTTTTGAAACCATACACAAAGGCAAGGTTTTGAAAATGATTGGTGGAAATACAATGGCAGTGTTTCAGGTATATGATGCAGGTGAAAAAAATGCACAAGGAATCAGGGAAGGACAATGGGTTGATGTAGCATCCGCAAAAGGGTGGCTTGATTATTCGTCAGGGGATTCAAAATATACCCCATACAATGCGAAAATTCAACAGTCAACACATTTGTTCCTTTGTGATTTCCAATCCTTCCGGGGATTGTCCGGAAAGTGGGTTTGGGATTCTTTTGCATTTGCTCACAGTTCAATTTCATCTGTTGAGTTGGATGCAACAGTTGATGCAACAAGTGAAAATGCAAGAATGGTCATTGAAGGTGTTGTCTATGACATCATGGTAATTGATGACCCAATGAATTTGCATCAACACTTGGAAATCTATCTGAAACACACAGGTGGTCAAAGTGTCTGAAATTCAATATGAAGATAACAGGGTTCAGGTCAAAACTGAAATCCAAGATTCAATTCTTGCCTTCCTTGATGAAATTGGTGGTGAATTTGTTTCACAAACTGCAAGAAATTCAAGAGTGAAAACAGGTCAAACCAAGGGGTCATGGGATTATAGAGTTGATGAAGGAAACCTTGAAGTTTCTGTTGGTTCAGCACTTGAAAATGCCATTTGGGAAGAATTTGGAACAGGTGAATATGCACTTGAAGGCAATGGAAGAAAAGGTGGTTGGTACTATGTTGATGAAATGGGAAATGGTCATTTTACAAAGGGAAAAACACCAAACAGAGCCTTGCACACTGCAATGGAAACCTTGAAACCCAAAATTCAAACCGCTATGGAAGAAAAGTTGAAAGGGTTGAACTGATATGGAAGAAATGTTGACAGTCATCAATTCATTGATGGAAAGTCTTGGATTGAACTATGAATTTGAACGAATGACACAATCACCCCCAAAATACCCCTATTGGGTCGGTGATTACACAGAAGGTGAACCGGTGACAGAAGATGGTGAAGAACCTTTCACTTTCTTTTTGACCGGATTTGCAAGGGGAAACAGTGTCAGTTCTTTGAAAAAGGAAAGGACAAAAATCAAAGAGCATTTCAAGCATGGGATTTCAGTGATGGAATCCGGTGCAGCGGTGTCAATATCATTTGGCGGTTCGTTTTCAACACCGCTTGAAGAAAATGATTTGAAAAAGTGTCAAGTGACACTTCAAATAAAAGTATGGAAAGGACAATGATATTATGTATAGTGAATTCACAAATCATGGTGTTACCGAAGCAACACCAAAAGAAATCTTGCTTGGTGCAGGCACTATTCACAAGAATCTGAAATTTGATGCACAAACAAAAAAGTGGAACATCAAAGAATCACTTGTTGGTGCAACATCAGGTGGAAACAAAGTGTCGATTGTTCCGGAAGTCATCACAGTTGAAGTTGATGGTGCTTTGGTCAAGGTTATGGGTCTTGACTTCAAACAGGGTGAATCTGCAAAGATTGAAACCAATTTGGTTGAAATTACACCTGAACTTCTTAAAACAACA